GCAGTTGAACAGGTGTTCAGCGTTCTTCACACCGGACGCCCACAAGTGCCGGCCAGCGGGCAGGATCTTGAAGTCGAGCATCATGTCGATCAACTGTTGGCGTTCATCCTCAAGCTGGTAACGCTCGTCAACCAAGGCGAGGTTGCCGTCTACTACCCGTTCGACGGTTTGCGGCCAGGTTTCTTTCGTGCCGTCTGGGAGGGTTCTGCTGTAGGTGCGCTGATATACAAGCTCCCCCGTGGGTCCAAAGTTAGTCATTGTATCCTTTCGTGAAATTGCCGCCGCAATACATTTCCCGGTCCTCCGCGGACCAGTTCTCAATCAACATCGGTTTCTCGTTCGGAAACAATTCCGGGGCTACCTGAGCCCGATACATTTCAGAACGGTGCCCACCGTTGAAGAAGTTATCCGTTAAACTCATGTAGCTTTTACGGGTTCCCTCTGGTGGGATTGTTCGAGCAAACCAGTCATCGAACACACTGAGCATTTCAACCCGGTAACTGGTGTCACCTGTGGGTTCTTTGTGGGTGTTTACTGTTTGTATTCTTTTGTCGGCTTTGTCGGACAACAAACCCAGAACAGCGTCGAGGGTTGGGTCTGAGTGACCGCCTTTGCTTCTGCGTGTTTCGGGGAATACTGCGTTTCTGCCTTTGGGTTCCTCGGTGAGCATCAGCACGTTCACTTGGGCGGTCAAAGCCTTATGCGCAAACTTTAGAGCCTGTTGTTCCGATTCCCCACAAGGTAACAATCCAGTTTCGTACCTATTTTTTATAGCTTCCGCGTACTGCGGGGCTATCGAATCCAAAGCGCGAGGAACTAGACGCTTCAAATACTTGTTAGTGGACTTACCTTTCAGGCAGTCCTTCACAGCCTCCGACGAATAAGTCAACCGACCGGAAGCAACATCGTCCTCCAACACCTTCCGGCTCACGATCTGATGAGCCGCCTTTTTGACAACAGAAACCTTCTCGCCGGCTTCCATCTCGGAAAGCTTCTGCTGGGTGCCGGGTCTTTCCAGATACCAAACCCACAAATCCTGGGTCAGATCATCCAAACCATCCTCGATGCACCAATCAGCCACAACAGACTGGGCTGCCTTCCGAAAAAGCCGATCCAATGTCAAGTCAGACCTCCCATGTGAAACCATCGACGGTAAACCTTCCCTTCACAATCGGAACAGCTTCCGGCTTCACATGCGGCCCATCAACAGTCAACAAGCCGAACCCCTGCTGCCAGTTACCTGTGCCGCCCTTCAAATAAGCGGCAAGTTTCTGGTTCATCAAATGACCAACCTCCATGCCGGTCACCAGCTTTGTGATGTTCCCACCGAAGCCCGCGGTGTGATGCCCGATACCCAACCTGTGTGTGTGGCCCATCACCAAAGAGGTTGAGAACTTCCGGGCGGCGTTCAACGCCGTGTTACCGGCAATGTTGGACAACCGGATACCGCCCCGGTGCCCGTGGGTGGTGATCCACCCTGCCGCTATCTTGTTGAACTCTGGTAGCCGTGTCACACCGAAACCGTCAAAGTCCAAAAGGGTTTCGATGTTGAAAGCCCCGGACTCCGCCAGTGCCGGCGCATACTTGGACAGGTATGTGCGTGGGCGTTCATCGTGGTTACCCTCATGGACACCTACCGGCCCGTCATACACCTTCCGTAGAGGTTCGAGGAATTGCCGTTTGGCTTGTTCGGAGTCCTCGAACACGCTGCCTTCGTATTCCCCGGCTGTGCCTTTGTTCCACCTGGACGGCTGCGGGTAATCCATAACGTCACCAATGTGGATTACCTCATCTGGTTTGATATCCCCTACTGCTTTGATGACCGCTTTGAGTGCTTTACGGTCATGGTAGGGGATTTGACAGTCAGGGATAATAAAGATTCGTTTAGACAAGGTAGTTAGCTTTCATGTATTGGACGGCGTTTTCCACGACCTCTATAGAGTCTTGAAGTTGTCCGATAGCTGTGTTGCACCAGCGGCAGAGTATTCCTCTGATGCGTCCTGTATCGTGGCAGTGATCGACTGCCAGCCTTCGCAAGTCTCCAATTTCCTCAGGCGTTCGACCGCATATCTGGCACTTGTTTCCACAGTCCTCGATCATCTGCTCGTACTTTTCAATGGTGATACCATATTGCTTCATAAGGTGTTTGTTGTGATCGCTGCGGAGCGCACGTTCCCGGTTCTCGCGCCGCCATTGAATTGAAGAGTTACGGGCCTTAGGCCCATAAACTTCGTACCGACACTCCTTGGTGCAGTACCTCCGATTGAAGTGGCTACCAGTAATGTCAACTCCGCAACCCAGGCAAAGTCTTGTCACTTACACCACCGGGTTTCGTAAATAGTCATTCAGATACCAGACCGCCTTCTCAATATCGACGGCATCATCTTCCTTACCTCCGAATCCGACACGCCAAATATATTTCATAGCGTTGGCTAGTCGGGCGTCAGGAATACAACGGATCACATCAATGGCTTCAATTTCACCTTTCATGGGCTTACCGTCAGGCCCAATGAAGTTGAATACGGGGCCGCGTTTGTAATGCGCCGGATTTACAGGGTCACTCATCGTCATCCTGCTCTTTCCACTTCATCTTTTCGAGGTCGCTGAACAAACCCAAGATCACCTTGGTGAACTCTTGGCCGTCTTTGGCGTTGTCTAGCCGGTAACCAAAATCACTCACCGAATACCTCATCCCATTCCTCACCCGTAACACCGGTCATGATGAACTCCCTCTGTGCGGGTGAAAGGTTAGGGAAAGCGTGCTGTGCAAAAACACCTTCCTGCCACAACTTGATCTGATCCTCAGTGACAGGTAAATCCAATTCATGTGTTTTACCGGTCAACTGAGATTTACGTTTAATCAACATCAGCGTCCTCCTCCTCAGACCACACATAATCATGAATCCGCTCCACCCAACGCGGGAACTCCATCCCCACCGAAAAATTAACTTCCAAACGCACCGATAATCTCCTTCAACTTGTCAGGCTGATAACCAATAACCGGGTCGAACCCGTCAGCTTCAATAACAGGTGTGGACTTCGCCCCGAGCCACCGTTCCAAATAATCCTTCGACACCAAATCCCGGCTGATATCCACAATCTCCGGGTCAATACCGGCATCCCACAACTTGTCAATCACCCGTTTGCACGGCAGGCAACCGGGCTGTGTGTAAACAATGACCTGACTCATCTGATCCTCTCCAATAAACCCTGTTTGCCTTCACTCAAAACAACCGAGTTAACGTCCTGACCGCTCGGCATAGGGATGACCTTCGCGTTAGGTAGCGTGGCCGCTATCGTGTTAGCGAAATGGACCCCTGCCTCATCCCCATCAGCGAGAACAAACACATCCCGGTAACCGAGAAATGGTTCACGAAAATGTGGTTGCCACGCCTGGGAACCTGGAACACCTACTGCCGGCAGACCGCACACGGTGGCGGTGATCGCATCAATCTCCCCTTCGGTGATCGCAACAACAGGGCTGTCCCCTAACAGAACTTTTGTGTTGAACAGGCGGGGTCTGTCACCGGCAACGGTCATGTATTTGCCGTGCCCTGTGTGTTCGTGATCGGCCATGCAGCGGAACCGGATCGAGGGAACAGACCAGCCGTTGTGTGGGGACCACCGCAGGTAAGGGATCGCCAAATACCCTCGGAATTGTTCATGTCCAGGGAGAGGTTCGTTGACGTACCCCAGTCGAAACTTGTTGACCTGATCTTTGATTGACTCCGACGCCAGACCCCTGCTCGCCAAATGATCTGCGGCGGGGCTGCCGGGAAGGCTTGCGTGATAACGCTGTGTAGCTTCCCTCAGAGATTTCCTCTGCGATTCTGAAAGCCTCTCCATAAGGCACCCCTTCTTGCTGTCGGATCAAAGCGATAACGTCGCCCTTGGCGGGGCAGGCGAAACAGTGAAACGCTTCCCGGGTGAAAGACACTGACGCCGATTTGTAGGTGTCGCCGTGGAAAGGACACAGGCAAGAAACCCATTCGTGCCCGTTGTCTTCTGGTGGTTCCCACCCGGGGTGGTAACGCTGTATGACCGCCACGATGGACCCGCCGCTCATCCTGTGCCTTTCATGACCCCTGTCGGGTCGTGTCCAGTAGTCGCGCAGGTTTCCGCTGTACCTGCTGTACTTTTTCCACTTGAACTTCCCGCGGTGTTTAGCCAATGTCAAGCAGATCGTAAACGTCGAGCCACTGTTTGAACTGTGTGCCAATAAACTCTGTGTAGGCCGGCGGTATAGCTTCCGCTAGTTCCTCCCGGTTACACCAGTCAATACCCATCACTTCCCGGGCTTTCGCTATCGGGGCGATATGACCTGATATCGACATCACAGTCCCAGGTTTCCAGTGCCCCGCCTTAGAGGCAGGTTTGACATGCTCTGGGTGGAGGGGCACATTCAAGTGGATGTTGGACTCGAAAAGGCGGTGACGGTATAGTTCCAGCCCGAACATTTGCCCACACAAGGTGATCGGGTCTTTCAAAGGGGATCCTGGGACGTTTTCGATGACCCACGGGCGGTTCATTTCGAGCAGCATTTCCCGGGTGGGTTCGATCAGGTCCGGGTATTCCTCTGCCAGACCTGGCCGGCAGTTCGACATAGCCGAATGGCGTTGGCATGGCGGTGAGGCGTGGATAGCGTCAAAGTAGTGCCCGTACTCGTAAAGGAACTCAAGGGCGTCCCCCTGGTTGAACTTGAACGGATAGTTTTTTTGCGGGTTGATATCGACACCTGTGACCTCGAAACCTGCCCGGTGGTACCCCATCGAGGCGCCTCCGGCCCCGCAGTAAAGATCAAGCAAAAGTCTCTTTCGCATACAATCATTATCCCATCTTTAAGAACCAATGTCAAGCCAGATCCGGTGTGATCTTCCTCCCAATGGCTTTAACTGCTGGTGGTTCGCTCAAATAGTCGATACACCGCTCGAAGAAAGAGATATCGTCCCTGGCATGACCCAACACCCTTCGGTTACACGTGTGGCACAACAACCCCCGAACCAAACCGGTTTTGTGGCAGTGATCCACCGACAACCGTTTGCGTGCCCCGGTGGCACGCTCACAGATAAAACACTTCCCAAGCTGATACCGGTACATGGCCCAATACTCGTCAGCGGTGATGCCGTAGGTGGCTTTCCAGCGTTGCTCCTGCGTTATTGACGCAGACTTTCTCCTTTTGGCCCTGTGGTGTGTGGCGCACCTGGGGCCAGGGAACGGCGCCTTACGGGCCGTCGTGACACCCTCATCCACACAATCAATGCAGTTCTTCCGTTTGTGCTGGCGATCCTGGGAACGATTACTGGGCTTGCGCCTAGCGGTCGTCACCTAGACACCGCCCAAGCAATCAAAACCACATTCGTAATCCACACAAACAAAGCAACAGTCAACAACACGTCGAAACTCATCCATGATCCTTAATTTGCATTGTGTCACCCGAGAAATCGAGAGAAATGTAGTCATACCCGGAAGGGTCAGCTTTCCCCGCACGGTTCTTCACTGTCGAAACACACAACGATGCAGGTCCGAACTCCTGACTGATCTTGTGCAACGTCAACACCATTTCCGGCACCCTGGCGATCTGCCCCTTCACACCCGACAACGGGATAGGCTTATCTGCATCGTTATAGCCGCCCGTAACATGATGCAAACCCACAACACAAGCCTCAGTTTTTCGGGCCATATCATGCAAATAATCCATCAACGCCTCCAACCCAGAAAAAGGGTCATCATCGTTATCCCCACCACCAGTCCTCACATTTGTGATGTTGTCAATCACCAACAAAGCGGGGAAATCGTCATACACTTCCTCGTAAGCCCTGATGGACATTTCGATCTGATCCAAAGATGGGGACGCCGAATAGTTGAACCGAATCGGCAGATCAGAAAACATCCCTGCGGCTTCACCCAACTCCCCAGCCCGAACCAAACCTGTTGATTTGTCCATCTTCCAACCCGTCATGATCGACAACGAACGCGACACCTGGGTGAAAGCGTCCGAGTCCGCGGAAAAGTAGAAGGTCGGTATTTTAGCTTTCAAAGCGTAGGTCAGGATCATTGCTGATTTGCCCACGCCTGGGCCGGCGCAAATCAAAGCTAGTTGGCCGCGCAGAAGCCGTGTCCCCTTCTTCTCCAATGTTTCCCACACCGTTGGTAGCGGGTCACCAGCGGAACCTTTGATGTGAAGGCTTTGTAGCGGCGTGTAAATAGGTCAAACCTCCTAGCCAATGTCAAGTTTCATCGAGCATATTCGCAGGCGTAAGAAACAGAACAAAACCTGCACTTCGATGACTCCGGTAATGGATCAAACCTTCCTGCCGTGATGTTGTCCTCCAACTCTTTGAACTTCCCGGCAACCTTGTCCCTAGTCCACTCGGACAAGTCATAGGGCACTGTGGGTTTACCAGACTTACCCATCCAATAATCCCCTGTTGTGGGCTGCACAATGTTGTACTGCTCCGCTAACGCCACCGCGTACACAGCGAGTTGGAACGAGTCACCGGGTTGAGCCCCAGTCTTGTTGTCCCGCACCACCACAGAATCACCGTGTTTGATTACTGCGTCGATGAAACCCCGAACCATCACCCCGTCGAGGTCGATGTCGAAACCTATCTCGATTCCCGGGGTTCCGTCCTCGGCCACCCAAATGACCTCATCTGGGTGGTTGCCGTACCAGCGCACATACTTGTCGCACTGTTCCAAACCTATGTGGTAGCGGCGTTCCACATCTGTTTCGCCGGCGTAAGGACCGGACGCAAACCACACCTGAAAGTTAGGTGCGGTTTCGCACGCCTTATTGATGTGTGTCTCATACGATTCCCGAAACACATCCTGCATCTGTTCAAGGCTCATCGTTCGCCCTGACCGCTCCCAAGCCTCGGCAGCCTCATGAACCGCGGACCCTTGCGCCAACCACGCCGCAGGCCGCTCCCACACACCATCAAGCCTTGAAAGCTTGTAAGAGTACGGGCAACGCTCATAGGTTTTCAGTTGCGACACCGAACGGTGTTGACTCAAATCTTCCCCTTGATCTCATACAATTTCCACACACCCACACCGAACATCATGGAATCATCCGGTTGTTTACCTGTTCCGAGTAAACGGTGCTCAAACCTTTCCAAATACTCTTGGACGGGCCGGTATATGTCTGAATCTTCTTCTACCAGCACGCTGTGGTACACGGCCAGGTATGGTTCCTCAAGCACAGTGTGAAGCCATTTGCTTAGGCTTATCTGTACCGCCAGTGCCATTTATCATCCCTTGTTGTTACGGCTCAACCGGCGGCATACGCCACAACAGTTTCCCCTCGTCGGTCAACGTCGTGTGTTCGTTCACACGAATTATCAGATCGCCGTCTGATTCAAGCCTTGTTCTGTAAGCGAAACCTCCTGTGTGTGCCACGTCACGCTCGGGTGGGAGAGCGGGATCATACTCGACAACTTTACCCTCGCGCAATTTACGGTAGAAAGCTCTCAACCTGCGGAACTTGTACTCGCTCATACCTTTTCCACCTGTTGCCATGTACTCGGCGTGGTCCCGCATGTACCGGTACGGTGCGGCCTGGGCGAACCTTGCCGGCGCCTTCCACGGGAAATGCTTCAAAGCTTCTTCCCGCGGCGTCAAAACACCACCGTAGTTGTGTTTGTGCCACGACACAGCTTGCCGGGTCACACCAAACATTCTCGCAATGTCAGACTGTGTGTAGCCTTGACGTTTCAAGGCTTCTATCATTGCAAGCGTTAACTCTGGTTTATCTTCCATGTCCTTACCTCTTCCCCCAATGCCGGCATCATCTTTACCCCTTTCATTATCCCGGAAACCCCATAAAATGTCAAGTCAGTAATATGTTTCACTTGTCAAATGACTAGTTTTCGCCTCGGATTGTGAGGCAAACCCCGCACAGGCACAGATCGTCCAACTCGTCATGCTCCCAGCGGTCCTCAGGGGCGAGTAAAATATCCAATGTCAAGCCTTTCTGATATCGGTGGACGGTACCCATTCGTATTGGTCTGACAGGCGCCAGTGAACCCTCACCATGCCGTGTGCGACAGCGGTCACCACACCTTCTATCTGGTGCGGCAGGAATGACGGGTCATACACGTTGTCACCGATGCGGTATCTGGTTATGCCGGCGGTCATCGAACCTCCATCAAAGCTTTCAGTGCGGCACCAACTATCCCGGGTAGCTGGTGCGCGTATGCGTCGTAGTCAACGATGTCAACGATGGAATCTTCCCCGGACATCCACGTGTTCTCCGCGGGATCGTTAGGGTAGATACCGATAGACCATCCCATAGCGCAATGGTCGTCGCTGTAGTGAGAGTTGTAATTGTCGTCACGCGACTCAAACTCGATGCGCCTAGCGAAACCGCTTAGTGCGTCGTCGGTGGCGACTATCCAGTGCCCGGATTCAAGCCTTGCTTCCAAAGCCATGCAACCACCCCCTGTTTGTGTTTCGGTGAAGGTGATTCCGTATTGTTGTTTCACTGTGTCTAGGATCTGTTGTGCGTCCACTCAAGCCTCCGGTTCGTAGGGGTCGAAGTCGATCAGTGACCAGGACAGTTTGATGACATCCCATTCGTCGGGGTCAAACATCCTCAAACCTCCTCAATATCAAAGGCAACCGAATAGGGCAGATATTCGTGATTGCTGCCGGGCACACGTCGGTATCCCAGCGCGGCCAAAGGCTCTTGCCACGGCAGTTCCAGCATGTCGCGGTCAACATCCTCCTGGGCGTCTAGTGCCACATCGTGTAGCACGGTAGGTGTGTCTACGATCTGCCCGTCGTCGTCGTATTCGCCTTGCATAACCAAGAGTGCTGGTTCGCCGGCGTTCCAGATACCTACCTCAGCCCAAAGCTTTGTTGTCATGCTCAAACCTCCTGTGGTTGACCATTAACAGGCATACGCCAGCAATAAAACGAAGCAACATCGTCGTCGTAATCAAGCATGTCGAACGAATCAGGGACGGTTTTGCACATCCGCCCGTACCAGTCCAAAACTTCCTGCTCTGCGCCCTGCGCTGTGTAATTCACAGCGCAGTAACCACCGGTAAACCCAGGTGTCTCTAGCTCGATCCCTGCCACATAAACGTGCAACACAATCAAACCTCCCGTACCTGATGCCTGTTAATACCCCATGTCAAGTCAGCCCCATGCCACGGCCCATTAGAAACCAGCAGATCGTTACCGACAAACGAAACCTCACCGGCGGCATCAACTAAACTTGACTCGTCGTAGTGCGCTTCCTGCACATAGATCAGCATGTCCATCAACCAGTCATTGAGCCCGTCTACCGCTGCTTCAAGACTTGAATACACCTGCGTTGCACCCACGTAGTCGCCTCCGCAGGCGTCTACCTCAACATCCATGACGTAAACATCCATACCTATCAAACCTCCTGATCTAAACCATGCGACAAAGCCGCATTAACCAACTCAACCAACGCATGTTCCACACAAATCTCACGCCTGGCCGCGAACGCAAC